GGCCCGCCGGGAATGACTGATGCCATGCGCAAAGAGCTCATAGAGAGTGTGGGAGCCCAAAAACCGGATGCCACCAATATGCCAGTTGGCGGTACCAATGCTCCGTTTATGCCTAGAGTTGTGCGTACTCCCGGTGATGAAGCCTTTGGTAAAGCGTTCGAAAAGTGGCGAGAAGCAAACCCAAATGCGTCTATTCAAGAATCTGTTAATTGGATGCAGCAGAACCAGCCACGACCGCAGCAAGGAAACCTTGGCTACGAAGGCCCAGTAACTGATATGGGTAATGGCATAGCTACGCAAGTTATGGGAATGCAAGGCCCACAAGCGCCTCAAGCGCCGCAAGGACCGCAAGGACCGCAGTCCGTAGCTCAGCAGTACATGAACCCATACATAGATGCGGCCCTCCAACCGCAGATGGAAGAGGCGCGTCGTCAGGCGCAGATAGAACAGCAGAACCTCCAGAGCAGGTACGGTAGGGCAGGTGCGTATGGTGGTGGGCGTCAGGCCGTAGCCGAAGCTGAGTTGTCCGGTGCATTGCAGAGAAACCTTGCCAACATATATGGCACAGGGATGGAAAAAGCCTACGACAAAGCCGCAGATATGTTCAATCAAGAGCGTCAATACGGTTTACAAGCCCTACAGCAACAGCTTGCTGGTGGGGCACAACAGAGGGGTATCGAGAGCGAAGGTATCGCCGCTGACATGGCCCAGTTTGAGCAAGAACGTGATTACCCCTACAAGCAAGTACAGTTCATGCAGTCACTACTACAAGGGTTACCAATACAAACTCAGTCATACCAGTATGCTGAACCTTCTGGACTGGGTCAGTTTATGGGCGGTGCCAGTGGTATAGCAGCAATACTTGATATGCTAAGGGGGGGCTAATGAACACAGGTATAGACAGGCAGATTAGTGACCGTATGATGCTGGGTGAACAGGCCCTCCAGCAACGCTATGCGCAGTCTCAAGAGCTTATTGACTTACTAGCACTACAGGCACTCTCCAAGGAAAAGGAAGAGAAGGCCCGTGCTATACAGGCTAGTATGCAGAGCAACCCCGCTACGGTAAAAGACCAGCTTGAACAACAAGCACTAGAGTCTAGCAGGCAGGAAGTTGCTTCCATGATGCCGGGTATTCAGATACAGGGTCAACGTATGGCCCAAGCCCAAGCTCGTCCTGCCGCCGGTATCCCGTCTCAACCCGCTCCTAACATGGCTCGTATGGCTGGTGGTGGTATCGTTGCTTTCCAAGAAGGTGGTATGGCAGACACTTCCGTACAGGAATACGTACGCCTATCTGAAAAGCTCAAAGACCCTAATATCACACCCGAGGCCGCACAGGCTATCAGCATGATGTTGGAAGATATGAAGCGTCAGGCACAAGACCCGTCCCGGTTTATGCTAGATGTAGAACGTGCTCGCGGTTTTGACCCTGCTGAAGAATACGAACGCTCAATGCAGGAACAGGGTATGTACGGTGGTGGGGAAGTTAAACGCTACCAGACAGGCGACTTAGTTGGCTATAGTGATACAAGTTTGCCTGACGAAGAATATGTAGCCCGCAATAGGGTAACAGGTAATCTTCTAACCGCAAGCGATGTAATCGAAATGCGAAGGATGGGGCAGGAGGACCGTATTGGTCCGTTGCGCGAACCCGGAAAAGCTGTGTCCCTAATGGACATTGCGGCAGACATGAGGGCAAGGCAGGGGCCAAGTGAAGACTATACTACTCCGCTAGAAATGGTTTTCGGGGAACGCGTTGCGGATGCAATAGATTCCGCCGCACGCAATATAAGCGAAAGCGCGGCTGATGCGTTTGAAGGACGTGAACTTTCAACTGATAAGTCGTTGCTTGAGAACTTAGGTACTATTATTGGGGGCGGCATAGAGACAGCTTCGGAGGCATCGCCAGAACTGATAGAAGCCGCTGGTAAGGCTACGTACGGGACGGGTGAAGAGTTACTTGCTGGCGTAGACACACCCAGAGTCGTCGGCAACATTGTTGATAACGCCAGTGAGCTGGGGCGCGACGCTAGAGATTGGCTTTCAGAGACCGGAATACCGTGGCTCGCAGACCGTGCAGAACGTACTGTTGAGGGTGGCAAAACTCTTTGGGAGGATACCGCCGGACTTAGAGAAGACATGGCAGGGGGTTTAGACGCTCTAGGTGTTACCCCCATATTAGAAGACTTACGCAAAAGAGGTAGTGATTATCTTCTAAGCCGAACTGAAAATGGCGAGCCTATGTCTAAAACAGAAGCTGTGGGTGCGCTTTTAAATGATATTTTAGGCGGCGATGGTTCTACTACCCCGGACGAGTCTACCCCAACACGCGCAGAAAACTTCGTAGAGCGTAGAGATACACCAGCTACCACACCAGCAGATAACTATGTGGAGCGTAGAGATGTACCTACAACCACAGAAACACCTACAACCCCAACTACCGGAGAGTCAGGTAGTGGTGAGGGTGAAGGCGAAGAGCGCCGGATGAGCCTGAAAAACATAGATATGGGTGAGTTGGCAGCGTTTCTTGCAGGTGGTGCAGGTGCTACCAACGCGGCTTCTGCCTTGGCTGGCGGAACTAGAGGTCGAGAGGCTTTCCTAAGCCAGAAAGAAGCCAACAAGCTCAAACGCGACCAGCTAGAGCAACTGGCTGAGTTAGAACGGGAAAGAAACGCCAACGCGGCCCAGATAGCTAGAATAAAATCATTTGCCGATGCTTACGCTATCGCCGAAGCGCAGTGGTTAAATGAGAGGAAAAAATTGGAAGACGAGGCCGGGTTCTTCACCAATAGTGCAGAAAAAGAGGCCATAGCAGAACTAGAAAAACAAAAGGATTCTTGGATTATGGGTAGGGCGCAGGAGCTTATGGACATGGCTACGGGTACTACGGGCACCGGGCAAACAGTGATAGACTACTCCCAACTATAAAGACGGTAAGAGGCCGCTATGCCTGTAGTAAGAATGCCAGATGGGCAGTTGGTAAACTTCCCAGACAGTATGCCAGCCTCGGAGATACGGTCTTTTGTAGAAAGAAAGTATCCCGGCGCCTACGCTCCTCCTGAACCAGCAAAAAGCACTTTCATGGACGAAGTTATGCGGGGTCTGGAAACTACAGGGTCAGCATACCGTACTGCATTTGAATCTTTGCTTGGTGATAAAGACGTAGCCGCAGTTGAAGGTATACAACGTGGACAAGAGATAGCAGAAGACTACGGAATCGGGCCAAGTTTTGAAGGTATTAGAGAAACGTACCGAACCGAAGGTCTACCTGCCGCTGTAAAACAAGCGATAACCGAAATACCGAGAGCAGGAGCCAGCCAGAGCGGCGTCCTTGCCAGTCTAATAGCAGGCGGCAGATTAGGTGCTACTGCTATGCCTGTCCCCCAACTCAAACCCTTAGCCGGTACCGTAGGCGGTTTAGCCGCTATATACCCTCAATTATTCGGTCCCGACACAGAAAGGCAGGCTGCTGAGCAGATTGCGCGGGGTGAAGAAGTAGATGTAGACTTAAAAAAAGCAGCGGTAGCGGCTGCTTTACAGACTGGGCTAGAAGCGGTTGGGGGTGCGGGTGTGCTGGGTAGAAGGTTACTTAGCCGCTTATTAGGCACTACTCCGGCAGAATTGTCTAGGCAGCAGCTAATCAATGCCGCTAATCGTTCTTTGCTGGGGAGCGTAACGCAGCGAGCTGCCACTGGTGTTGTTACAGAAATGCCTACAGAAATAGCCCAGCAGGTTATAGAACGGTATCAAGCTGGCTTGCCAGTGGACAACGATGAAGCTATGTCTGAGTACCTTGAAGCTGGGTATTTAGCTGGTCTTGTTGGTGGTGGTATTGGTACTGTTCGTGGTGTTGGTGAGCGTATTACAAGGCCCCAAGACCCGAGACTACAGCAAACGGTAGAGGAAGATGCTGAAGTTAAGAGCCTGTTTGGGGACGAGGCAACCACAGAAGAGGCTGCACCCGCAGAAACTGTAGCTGCCCCAACAAAAGCTATAACCGCTGTAGACCTTAGAGATACTTCAGAAGCGGGCTGGAAAAAGTGGACAGACCAGAACCGTATAAACATTCCTACGCTATTTAAAGGTACTGGTGCTTTAGTAGGGCTAGACTTGAGTGATCCTGCCCAGAACGCACAAGCTATAGAAGCGGTTAAGCAGTACCAGAAGACGCGCCCAAAAAGCAAAGCCAAAACCGACAAACTAATAGAAGATATTTGGAGCTATGGTTACGCCGTGCAAGGTAGGCAGGCACCGGAATTCCCCGGGGTTGACAAAGTAGGTGCGAAGGCTGCGCCTACAGAAACCACTACTGTCGCTGCCGAACCAGAAACCGCCGCCACCGTCGCCGAACCAGAAACCACTACCGAAGCTGCGCCTGAGACCGACGAAAGGACTATTTATGATATAGCCGCAGAAGAACGGGCTAAGGCAGGGGTGGAAACAGAAAGCGAAGAAATACCAGCCCAGCGTGGTGAAGAACAATTCAAATCCATGTTTACGCCTGAAGAACTTAAAGGCAGTAATGACGAAGATTTACTTAGGTATCAAACTGAACTACCAGAACTTCTAAAAACAATACCGCAGCAGCAAAAAAGTCTTGTAGAGGACGCTATCCGTAATGTAGAGACTGAAATACAGTCCCGTGCCCCTCAAGCTGAAACACAGGTCGAAGAAGAAACAGCGCCCCCGGTGGAAGAGCCGGTGGTCGTTGAAGAGCCTGTAGCCACCGAAGAAACTGTAGAGGAAGCCCCGGTAGCCGAAGAACCGGTTGTCGAAGAGACTGTGCAGGAAGCCCCAGCAGAAGAAACCGAAGAAGGTACAGGTCTAGTCTTCGCGGAAGAAGAAACGGTAGAGCGGGGTGAAGCCGCCCCTCAATTTGTTGAGTTCGAGAATGCAAGACCTATAGATACTGCTAGCGCAGAAGTGATGACTGCCTACCGGAATACTACCGAAGAAAGCCCGCAGGCAAGGAAGCTGCAAGAAATATTAAACGTGTTTGAGCCATCCTCTGCTATTGAGGTATTGGTTGCAGAATCAACTCCTACTTACACCGAGCGTGAGTTTACAGCCTCCCAAGGTGAAGCCCGAGCTGTATTAGACTTCTTGCGTCCTAAACTATCTGATAGGGGAAGAAGTGTTGTTGATAGAGTTAATACAGATGTAGAACGCATATTAGAGAACCTTGAAAAATACAGAGAGAACAGGATACCTGTAGAGGAAAGGGAAGAGCGAAAAGCTAAAAATCGTTCCGAAGGACAGAAGAAAGCGCAAAAAACTAAATCCATATCACGAGCTGCGCGAGAAACTGACTTAGAGATAGGTATAACAAATCTTCAAAGGCGGAAACCATATTTAAGTCGTAAAGAAGCTGAAGCAGAGTATAGAGCTGAACTCAAAAGAATAGAAAATGAAGCCGCTGACGCTAGAGGCATAGACGAGCCATCTTTAGAAGAACTCCAAAGAGCTAAACAAAGCGATGTTTTAGTTCGTGACCCCGGCGCAGCAGCAAAAGCCAGAGCTGCGGGTAAGACTGAATTGGCGCAAGCCTTAGAAAAAGAAGACGCTAGAGCGTTTGCAGATGAAACTTCCCCAGAAGCGTTAAAAAAGCAAATAGAAGCCTTTGAGCGAAGTGGGAAAAAGAGAACACAATTGCCCGCTTCTGGCCCAGAACAAACTAGGCAAGTGGTGTTCCCAAGTAAGCAAGGCTTACGGAATGTTGAAAATCTGCAAGGTCCACAAAATGTAGGCCGGAAACTATCTGACAAAGCTAAGACCAACCTAGAGCGTGGCAACTTAAGCGCAGCAATACGCGACGCCATGCCCAACCAGCCCAAAGATATACAGAAGCTGTTGAACAAACTACTAGCCCTCAATCTGGCTACCAAAGTAGTAATAGACGAGCGCGGGGGTATAAATAACCGCGAGATTAGTCAAGAAGAATACCAATATGTACAGGATAACGTAGAACGCATAAAAACTACCGGCGGTATTCTTGACTTTGTAATAAACGAAGCGCCTGACCCCGACCTTCGAGTTATTGCGACTGCCGTAAAACAGCGCCTAGCGGAGTTGAACAGTGACGGCCTTGGGCCAATAGAAGTTAAAATACTTCATGCCGGTGACCCTGTTCCTCCTAGTATACCTAAGATAGCTAACGCTTCGGTAAGAGGGGCTTATTCTTATCCAGACCTGATTGTTGATAATAAGATAAGAGCAGGCGTACCTACCTATGTATACTTAAAAGCAGTTGACACCGGAAACCCCGGAACTTCGTTTGAAGTTATTACGCACGAGTTTGTCCATGCTGTAACTTCTGCGATTTTGTTACAAGCACGTGCGGGGATCGGGCCTGAAAATTACGTACAAGCGCGTAATGATTTGATAAAAGTGGGTAACGCTGTTGTAGAAAGCATAGAACAAAAAAGGAAAAACGGGCAGCGTCTTACTCCTTTTGAAGCAACCCTAGTATCACGTAGAGCCAACTTTTTAGATAACGAGCAGGAAATATTAGCATGGGGTCTTTCCAGTAAAGAATCCCAAAAACTGCTTGATAGCATTCCTTATCGCCAAGGAGAAGGCACTTTATGGTCAGTATTTACCCAAGCAATACGTAAGTTGCTAGGCTTGTCCCCTGCTGAAGATACTGCGTTATCCGAGCTACTAAGAGTTTCTCAAGTATTGTTGGGCACAAAGGCTGTGTCGACTGCTACTACTAAAGCACTATTGACTAAAGCGCCTATGCGTGCTGTGCCGGTTGGTTCAGGCGGGTACTACGATACTGTTAACGACACAATCGTGTTGAGTTCTGAAAATGGATTAAACGAAGGTGTGCTGATACATGAATTTGCTCACGCCGGACTAGCCAAAGCCGTTGCTGACCCTAACTCCCAGATAGCAAAAGACTTCGCTAAGTTCTTTGCCCAGATTAAAGACAGTATGGGGGATGCCTACGGTGCGCAAGATACGCAAGAGTTCGTTGCAGAGTTCATGGGTAATTTTGAGTTTAGGGCGTTGCTAAACAGGATAAAAGCGCCAAAGGGAGAGAAGACATTCTTAGGTACTATCATCGACTCTATCCTACGGTTTATTGGTATACGCAAAGAACAGACAGCCTACGATGCGGCTTACAAGCATATAAAAGACTTGGTTGGAGTAACAGGCACAGCAGAAGCTACGTTGCCCGACCTGCTATTCTTTGGTACCCCGCAGACAGCACAAGAAGTATTGGATGACCTAGCCAGCGGCAGGTACAAGGTTGATGGCAGACTAAAAGCGGAAGCCGAGCAATTCCTAAAACGCGCACCTGACAACATCAAACAATTACTGTGGAAAGGGGCTAGGCTCGAACATATATACGACAGGTTTAAGCTGCGGGCGGCAACAGATTCAACCTTTGCAAAGCCAGTTGAAGAGTTAAAGAAACTCATAGACGCTGAAGAACAGCGCATGGGCTACGGTGAAAAAATTATTGACCAAGGCAATAAAAATGTAAGGGCGTTTGAAAAACTTGAAGACAAGTACAAAGCAGCAGTTAAACGCGCAGGCGTACTTGCAAGAGACGCACGACTTGCAAAAATAAATTTCTTGCTCGACGAGGAAACAAGAGCAGAGCGTTATAAGAACAATAAAGATTACAAGCGTTTAAACAATATATTTAATAACTTACCTAAACCAGTCCGAGATATGTACCTCACTATGCGCAAAGATTTTGACGCTGCGTATAATACATATTGGTCTACGTTAGAATCCCAGCTTACGGACGGCAAGAAAGCTGTAATACAGTTACGCAAAGAGTTTGAGAAAGCCATGCCGGTTGAGGGTTACGTACCTAATCTCAGGTTTGGGGACTACGTGTTAGACATAAACGACTTCCAAGGTATGAAGCGCGTTGTGTTGCAGTTTGAAACTCCGGCTATACGGGAAAAAGCCGTACAAGTTTTAGGGTTAAAACCTAATAGCTACAAAGTTTACGAGCGGCTAAGTGACGTAAAGTACAATCCAAGTAGCATACCCGCTGGTTCCTTGGTGGGTAAGTTGATGGCAGAACTGCCAGCCGACACTAGCCAAGAAGTAAAAGACTCCATATACCAAGCGTACTTGACCATGTTCCCTGCGCAGTCAATCGTGAAAAACTTCATGCGCTCAGAAAACATACCGGGTATGTCAACAGACATTATAAAAGCCTACGCTACTACAATGCCTAAATGGGCAAGAAAGTTGGCGGACTTAAAATACCTACCTAAAGTAGAGGAAGCGTTGACGTATTTCTCTAACGAGCAGAACTCTAGCGACGCTGACATAAGCTCAGTAAGCAGGAACATAACAGAAAAAGCTGCTTTCTTGCGCGACCCACACTACTCAAAACTTGTCAGCGGGGCCACCACTGCGAGCTACGCTTACTACATATTGGGTAACATATCCTCCGCCACAGTAAACTTGTCTACCCTGCCAATATTTACACTACCCCAGCTAGGTGGGCAGTTTGGGTTTACGGAAGCTAGTGCTGAGTTGCTGAAGGCTGGCAAATTCGCTCCGTTATTAAGAGATGATAACTGGGGGCAAGGCACTAAATACAACAAGCTATACAACCAGCTTGTAGACCAAGGGCAGCTAGGGCATACCGTAGCTAGAGAAATCCTTGGTATGGCTAGAACAGATACTACTGGGCTTAAAAAGTACTGGGACAAGGCGTGGACAGCGCTCTCGTACCCGTTTGCAAAAACAGAACAGTACAACAGGGCAGTTACAGCTATAGCTGCGTACGAGCTAGCGCGGAAGGGCAATGCTTCATTAGGTCAGAAACCAATGGGCGAGCAAGATGCCATCGACTTCGCACTCAATGTAGTCAAAAGAATAAATACTTCCGGTACTCCAGCTACTGGCGCAGCTATAATGCAAGGCGATTTGGGTCGTATATTCTGGACGTTTAAAAGTTTCATATTGAACTCTGCGTATGTACTAGGCACTAACTTTGCGGACGCAGTAAAAGGAGAAACACCAGAGATTAGACGTATAGCCCGTAGGCAGTTAGCTGGGACTTACGCAATTAGTGGTTCTCTATTAGGCGTAGCAGGTCTGCCCTTCTACGGCGCTTTCAATGCCATGTTGTCTCTGCTGCACGCCCTTACAGGAGATGACGATGAGTACTACAACCCTAGAGAAGAAGCGCTGCTGTTCTTCGGGGAACTTGGCTACAAAGGTCCATTAAACTACTTCACCGGTTTGGAAATCCAAAGCCGTGTTTCTTTAGCCAACGACATATTGTGGAGAGATGACCCACGTGGTATGACAGAAAACGGGTTGCTAACTACAGCGCTGATGGGGGCAGCAGGGCCAATCGGTTCTATTGCTACTGGCTATGACCGCGCTATGTCAGAGCTAAAGAAAGGGAATGTCTACCGGGCCGTAGAATACGTATCTCCGGGGTTTATGCGTAACCCACTGAGGGCTTGGAGGTACTTGCAAGATGGCGGCGTGATGACACTACGTGGTGACGATGTTACAACAGACTTAAACGCTTTCCAGATAGCTATGAAAGGTTTCGGCTTTACCTCGACCGAAGAAGCAATGACGTATGAAAAACGTGGTTACGTTGGGGCTAGAGATGACTTCTATAATGGCCTGAAGAGCATGTACCTTGAAGCTATATTCCAAGCTAGGCGGATGGGCGACTCGGCTAAAGAATCAGAGTTAAAAGCTAAGTTGCTTGCCTTAAATGAAAAAGTGCCGGGGATCGTCAAACCGGACACCGTTGAGCGGTCAATACGCGCAAAGACGGCAAACATGAAAAACAGCATAGCTGGGTTAAACGTAACGGACGTGGGCAAAAGAGAGTATATACGCCTGTATGACGGCGACCTTTAAACTCTCCATACCCGTACTCCGCGCACTCCGTCTTCTATTACTACTTTAGTAACCACTTTATACTTAAGTCGTTTAGTTTCCTTCTGTATATCTTTGCTGCCTGCTTTCACATCTAAACACGGTATGAAAAACGAATAGCCCTTTTTAAAATTACTCCAGTTTATCCGATACGCTACGTTCTCTATCTTCATCTTCTGCCACTGACTCGGTTAAGTTTTCTATGTTTATAAACTCAGAGTTAGACGCATCTAATATAATGCAATGTACTGGGGTACCGGTAGACCACCCTGTACCTAAACGCACAGCACCGGCTTTTTTGTATACGCCTTTCTTTTTAAGCTCCGACGCAAGGTCTTGGTAGTCTTCTTGGTAGTTAAGACAGTAGCTCTTAAACGGTGCAGCGGCGAGGTAAATAAGTCTGGTATCCGGCTCGATTCTAACTTCTAGTTCGGCGCTAGGCTCTCTGATAGGGAAGCTAGGCAAGTTTGATCTTTTGTCAACTTCTTTATTAATAACAAGCGTGTTCCTAGCATACTTCCTGTTTAAATAATCGCCTACTACGCCTACAGAGTTACCTACTGGGGCGCTAGTTATTTCCCGCATATCTAATATCTTAGGTACTACTTTATGGTATATACGGTTGATGTCCCAACCATCTAACAAACCAATTCTTTTGGCTATAAGCCCCGCAGTTATTATCGCAGCTAGCCCTGCTGACCAGTTTCTTTCGCGCTGGGTTAGCTTAAGCTCAGCGTCTATTTTCCTCTGCGTATTTAGCAATAGCGTTTTAACCTCTTCTATATCGCTTAATACTTCCTGCATGAAAGGTACTATGGCGTGCCCATAATTGTCCTTTAGCTGGTGGTCAAAATACATACGCCCTTCGTCCTTGCTTATTACGTCACCAGTGTATTCAACCTTAAACTCCAGCAGACGCATATACTCGCCGTCAGGGGCGTTCTTAAGAGAAGCCAAAGTCTGGTAGTTGGACTTGTTCGAGCTTGTTAGGGTCATGCTGTTCCAAGTTACGTTGTTAAAACGCAGTCTGTTGGTATGGGTTTCACTTTTGTCTTTACCTTTACCCTGCGAAAGAGCGTAAATCAAGGAGCTTAATTTTTTGTCTTCTATGTTGGTTAGCTCGTCTATCGTATTACACAGGTGATTGAGCAGCCCGACCTTTAATATCTTACCGTTATACGTATCATCTTCTATACCCAACAAACCGGACGGGTTACCGAATACGCTATTAGCCATACGCAGCACAGTAGTTTTACCGGTGCCCGCGTATTTGTGGTTCAAACTTATGATGACCCCCTTCTGCCCAGTAAACTTAAGCAGCGGAGATGCGAATCCAGTCAGTGCGGCAAAAGCCTGCACTTCCATGCCTTCTCTACCGTACAAAGCCCAAACTTCTTTCCACTTATCTAACGTACCTACTGGCTCAAGCAAAGGAATCATAGGTTCAGTAGCCGAGGACGGAGTACGGTGGTACACGTTATCTGCTGTTATCTCTCTGGTTCCGACTAAGAATTTAGTGTCGTTGTCTAACCAACCAAACTGCGAAGACATCTTATCTGCTCTCCTCTGCTCTTGCATTTCTTTAACGCTTGCCAATACATAAGAATACATAAGGTTATCCTGACCAGCGCCACCAATAACCCCCTTCTCTGCGAGCTTCCTTTTAAATTCCGCTTTATCTACAAACTTGGAGAAAGGTACTACGATTTCGCGCACACCGTCTTTCGGCAGATGTACCCTTAACACAAGGACATCTCCTATATCTGGGTCTTCCAGTATGTTTATCAAGTACAAATCGTTCTCGTATACCGCCTTTATTTCTTCGCCTGTATCAACATATACACCCCCGTTTGCCCCTAGCGAGTAACCAGCGGGAGGCGGCGGCAACTTGGCGCGGTCAACCGAGTCCAAAGGTTGCCTAGCTAGTTCCCCTACCTCAGACGGCTCTACAATATTGACTGACATTGCTACGTCTTTGCCTAACTCAATAGGCTTCTTAATCTTGCCTTTGTGCGGACAGCCTTTGCATCCGTCGGGATTATTCTGTTCAAACTGCTCACAACTGTGCGAGTCTTGGATGTGTTGTATCTTCCTCTCCGTAGCATCGTAGTCATAGTCTGGATGCCCCTCTGAGATTCTGTGGATAGCCTTCTCCCAGTCCTTACATTTGGAAGCAACGGACAAAGCGTTGAACCATCTAGGCTCGGATAGAGTAGCTTGGTTGTTATAGCAGTCTAGTAGTTGCGCACACCCGTTACCCTTGGCGGACTTAATCATTATCTTGGTGAAGCTATACTCGATATTCCCGCGCATCCGTTGCCCTAGAAGGCTTTGTCTGCGTTTCCCCTTGGGTTGGCTAATAGCCAAGTCTTCGACACCAAGTATGTCTTTGATCGTAGCCAGTTTGACTGGATCAGATACAAACTGTATGGCTACTGGCAGGGGTGGGTCTTGTTTAAAATTAAGAGTATCAGGGACTCGTAAGACACGCGCTACGTCAAATACGTTGTTATCTACGTATAGTTCTTGGGTGTTGCAAATGTCCCGCAAGCGGTAAGCTACAGGCTCCCACTCCTCGGGGGTTACTTCTTCCTCAAGTACCCAGTAGACATGGTAGCCCCGACCTGAATTAACTATGGTTGGGGGAGGTAAGCCAACAGTTTGGCAGAACGCCATGAGAGCTTTCTTGGCTTCTTTCTTAGATGCGTAGCCGTCTGGCCTGCCAGTTTTTTCGTTGACAACATCCTTGCCGGGGGCGCAATCTAGGTCTAGCCACAGGGCTTTCAACCCCTGCACATTAGGCTTTTTACGGTTTTCGTCTGTCTTAAACTTAGCTACCGCGTAGAATACGTTGTACTTTGCAGCTAGTAGCTCCGCTACTTTGCCATCAAATTCTTCTCTAAGTTTGTACAAGTATTGCTTTGGGAAACCATCGTCTTTAACACCGAATACGCAGTAGTAACCACCTTGCGGTTGTACTGCTTCAATGAGGTCAAATTTTTCCATTTCTGTTTCTACAGGGGGCACTACGCCCTCGATTCGAGTCGATAATTTTCATGTTTTTAAGACTTCTTGCGGATGTAGTAACGAATTTGTTTGGCTAGGCTTTCGTTCGGTTCATACTTGCCTATAAACCAGTTGTATACCGTTTGTCTACTGACCCCAAACCGGCTAGCAACTTGGCTAACAGGCACGTTGTTACGTATAGCCCATTTACCAAGTTGCACGCCTAGTGTGGTTGGTGCTTCGCGATTAGCCTCTATTAAGTAGCGAGTATAACCAATGCTCATTCGTCGTCGTCTTCAGCCCATTTTTCAAAAACTGCACCAACGAGGTTGTCGGATTCTTGGGTTTCTTCTTCGGCTTTTTTACTGGTGCGCTTGGTAGGCTCCTGTACTTCCAGTTCTTCGTCATCTGGCTCGTCGGACCGTTGTACTTTTGGGGCCTCCTGCTTTGGCGGCAGCTTGGTTACACCGTCAGTTTGCGCAACGGTAATTCTTGTATACCCTTCTGCTTCAGGGCGACCTTGTGCCTCAACAACTAACTCGTATTCTTCGTCGGTAATCTCACGCAACGGAGAGAACATAAGTTCCATAGTGTCGGCGTCTGTATCGTAAGCTACTCTGGTTACTACAGTATCCGGTGCTTGCTTGTTAGCGAAAAGGAAATTAACGTAGCTTTCAAACGGGTGCACGTTACCGGAGCCTTTGCCAAACAAAGATTTAGCTGGGATAGTAAACTGGTAAACATCACCGTCGGAATCGCCTTCTAGTATGATGGCTATACGGCGCTGGTAACGGCAAGCCCTACCACCATTCTTACCGGAGCCTTTTACGTTCTGTGGGCAGTTGGTGCAGTTGGGGCTTTGCGGGTCAGCCGCCGCTACCTCTGGTTTATCACCAAGATTCGACCAGCAGTTCGGCAGTGTTGGTTCTTTCTTGGGATCGTACTCTTCTTTGTAGTAAATACGAGAAACGTTGGCGAGCGCATTAACAATGATGCAGTTAAATTCACCACGGATAGCTTCACCCACCTGTTCGCCATTGACCATCTTCTTGAACGTACCGTTCGTGTTAGTAGCAATCCTGCGGTTGCTTATAGTATTGGCTCTAGCCAAAGATTGAGATAAGGCACTCTGCCTTCTTGTTGTAGACACAGCAGTGCTCTGCTGCTCAAATATTGAAATGTCTTTTGACATCTTGCGCTCCTATTTAGAGGTTGGTTTACGCACGCTTATTACGTGCTTTGTTGTTGATTGCAGTCCGGGCGGTGCCAAACTTGGGTTTTCGTTTAGGAAATCTTTCATGTTAGCGTTGTGAATACGTTTCTCCAACAAGTGAAAAGCGTTGTTATCAATAATGGTCTTGTACATATTGTCCCAATCGCTTGTCCAATAATTGCGCATAGTACGTCTTATCACAGTGCCTTCAGGGGTGGACAAACTGCTAGCCCCTTCAGCTTCGCACACTTCGTGCAGTGCGTTTTCTACTACGGAGAGTTCTTCTTTAATCTGCTTTATTTCTTCTTCTTTGGCTTTTATGGCGTTCCTCATCTTGATGTAGACCTTCGCCAAATCCGCCGTGCTTTGTTGTTTCATTGCTCCTCCTAAACTTTTAGTGGGGAGCCTAGTTTACCCCTTCCCTTTACAATGTCAAGGGTACTATGAAAGTTCTTGTCTATACAGATCAATAATCTTGTTGTGGTTATCTATATTGTTCTTCAGCATGGAGTACAGCCTATGCTCAACTGGACTACCTTGCACGTGAATGACCGTCATTGGGTTGTGTTGCCCGGGTCTGTTGATCCTAGCGTTAGCTTGCAGGTATGTCTCTACGCTAGTAACTGGAGCATACCAAATGACTGTATTAGCTGCCGTTAAAGTCAAGCCGTGTGACGCAGCTTGGGGTTGTATTATGAGAACGTGCGGGTCTTTGTTTTCTTGGAACTTGTCTATTACCTCTGCACGTTTGTTTACTGATACCTTACCGGATATGATTTCGTTAGATACTTTGTTCTTATTTAAGAAAGTCTGTAGTAGCTCTATGGTGTGAGTGAACGGCACAAATACAAGTACCTTATGGCTTGATTCTTGTATCACCTCTAGCACTACATTCAGCCTGTTGCTAACGTCAAACTCGATTACTTCTTTCTCGTCCGTGTACACCGCACCGCCGGTTATTTGCAGTAGCTTGTTCAACTGGGTAGCCGCGTTGACCGCAGTTACTTGTTCACCGTCAGCTTCCATAGTCATCATGTCTTTGAGCAACTTGTAATATTTTTCCTGCTGTTTAGTAAGAGGAGCTTCGCGTTCTATGTAAGTCACGCTGGGCAAATCAAGGCATTGGTCTTTCTCAAACCTTATAGCGGGTTGCAGGACTTCGTGTACTATTTTGTCTGCGTCCGGCTTTGGTCTCCATATATACTGGGATACTTTGTACATTACTTTATCTTTGAACGTACCAAAGTACTTGGGGGCATTCTCGGGGTTGACTAGCTTAGCCAGACCAAAAGCATCAACTGGGCTTTGGGCTGCTGGCGTACCAGTAAGCATCCATAGCCACTCTAAGTTCTTTACTATTTTATTTAAGGTCTTCCAACGGGAGGTTTGTGCGTTTTTATATGCGTTAGCTTCGTCGACAACAATCATGTCAAAGCCGCCGTCTATAATTTCTTGTTGTACTACGTTTAACCCATCGTAATTAATAATCACGAACTGGCTACCTTCTTCTAATATCTTTCGCCGCTGGGCAGAAGTGCCATGGCATACAGAGCAACTACGGTGCATGGCAAACTTAAATAAGTCTGCTTGCCAAGCTGACTTCATAATGGATAGGGGGCATATAACCAACACTCGATGCACAAGTTTCTGCTTCATCAGGTAGTCAGCCGCCCATATAACGGAAGCCGTTTTACCGGTACCCTGCTCGTTGAAACAAAATGCTCTTTTACGCAGTGACAAGAAAGAAGCAGTATCAACTTGGTGTTGGAAAGGCTTGTACCTACCAGTCCAATCGTAGTCTCTGATTATCGGTGATGGTACATCTTTCACACGCAAAGACGCTAAGAACTGCGCTTCACTTAGCCCCCAGCGTATCGCTAGCTCGTAAATACCTTTATGCTCAGAAATTATCTCGCATCTTTTTATAGATTCTGTGACAAGGTGGGGCCGCTTGGTCTTTAAGACCAAGGCTTTATCTTTATATATTCTCATTTCTTTTTGCGTTCGCGCTTACTTGTTTCGGAAACTAGATTACCTTTAGAGTCTCTGCGGAAAGAGCGATTACGGGAGGCAGACTCTACCCTAGTGCCATCAGAGTTCTTACCGCCTTTGTCCATAGCCTTACGATGAGCTACGTCTTTGCCATCGCCTTTTTTTACCTTACCTTCCCGTTCCGCTTTGCGTCTTGCGGCATTGCGTTGAGCGCGTTTCTTCTTCTGCTCTTCGGTGCCTTGGTATCTGTCATACTCGCTTCTATAGTCTCTTCTGGTCATTTTCTTTCCCTCCAATGGGGGCATTTAGTAACCGGGCAGTAAGCACACAATGGGCCACTTACTGCGTTCCATACATCTTCGTCTAACGCTACTTGCAAACGCTCCAGTTCTGGGTCGAAAGTAGCAAAATAGGATTTGCGTAACTCAGCTTTGTGCTCCTTTGTGACTATGTCGTTAGCCACAACAAAAGCTAGTGCTGATTTTATCGTTTTTAGTTGTGGGAAATGTGTAAATGCAGCGGCAGCCAACAAGTCCAATTGTTTAGTATCAGCGTATTTAGCGCTCTTGCTAGACTTGTAGTCGACTAGATAGCCTTTATCTCCGTTGATGATTAGTAGGTCTGCTATCCCGCGCCACCAAACATCCGAGCCAAAGAATTTAGTCGGGCCGTATTCACCATCCTCCTTGGTTATACCGAATCTGATTTCACAATGCACATCGCCTTTTATCTTGCTTAGCGTATCCATAGTACCGCGCATGAAACTAAACTCTGGCGGCAACGGTTCATTGTTTTTTATAAAATTTTCTGCGGCTTTATGCAGTTTGTTACCATAAATAGTAGCTTCGCTACCTTTGTCTTTAACGTCTTTCTTTACCTTCAAGTGATAATACTTCTTGGGGCATTGTTTGAAAGTGCTAAGACTACTATAAGACCAAGCCTCCATTACTACTCCCCCTGCTCTTTCAGGATTGTGAGGGCGCGTTCTAGTAAATCATCCGCAACGCTATTACCTCTCCCAATGGAAAAGTATTCTTCAATATCTGCAGTCAGGTCACTCATCTTTCCTCCTATTAATTCTTCAACCAGTGCTCTGGTAAGTAGTACGATATGCCACAGCGTATCACGTTCTTCCTGTATATCCTTGAGTAGCTCGTAGTTCCTGTAAAACTCCTGCCCCGCAGTGGGGTGTGCGTCTGCTATCTCAGCAAGGTACGTCAACTCATCTTCTAACCTTTTTGCTATATTTTTCATCGTACAATTTCCACTGGTTCAGTAGTTTCAATCCATACTTTAGCCCCACAAGACAGGGGTTTGTCTGGGGAGTAAACCACTTTGCTAGGCCCGTTTATTTCAACCTCGTTACACTTGCGGTTCTGCTTGTAGTCCTTGACAGTAAGGACGGGTCGACTACCCCCATCCTTAGAGTTTGCTTTTATGTGGTGCTGGTTAACATGGATACGTGTTTTCATTT